AAAGTAGAGCAGGTAAGAAAATTTTGTTGGGACATGTACAAAGAACTTAGAAGCATGCGCGGCAAGAGAAAAAAGATCGATATCTTTGCTGTTGAAATGACGGTGATGCAGCTGGGGATCCTGGCCAACGGTATGCAAGAGAAAGAAAAAGAAAGTGAGTAAAGTTAATAGATCAGGGTCGGAAAGTATTCCGATCCTGATAGGCCACTGGCGCTGGCTCCAGGCCCAGGGCCCAAGTTACAGGGACCAAGCGGCAAGCTGCAAGCGGCAAGCTGCAAGCTTGACAAGATTACATTATAAGGATATTGTATCCTATAAACTAAAGGAGAAATAAACAATGAATATAAAAGAAGCACAAGCAATAACTCACACACTATCGAAACCTGGCAAGATGCCCGGGTTTGCATACTCAACACCAGCTCACGAGTGCAAGACTGGCACAAAATTAAGATCTATAGCTGGCAGCGTTTGCGCTAACTGTTACGCCTTTGAGCGGGGCCGTTATAGATTCCAAAATGTAAAAGATGCGCAATATAAGCGCTTCAGGTCCTTAACTCACCCGTTATGGGTTGAAGCTATGGCAGCTCAAATTAATTCTAAAAAGGTCAAATACTTTAGATGGCACGACTCAGGCGATGTTCAAAACCTGGACCACCTGCGCCGTATCTATGGAGTCTGTAAACTTACGCCTGAAGTCCAGCACTGGATGCCGACGCGTGAAGCGTGGACCAAGGACTATATTGTTGAAGCTCCTGACAATCTTGTTGTCCGGTTCTCCATACCAATGGTGGACCAGGCTGCAGGTACCAGCTGGCCTCATACCTCAACCGTCTCAACTAAAAAAATTGATGTAACATGTCCAGCACCTAAGCAAGGCAATAAATGCGTTGACTGTAGAGCGTGTTGGGATAAAACTGTTTCTAATGTTTGTTACGGAGAGCACTAATGGATTTTTTTAAGAATGGCACCGGCTGGTGTAAAAGACATAGAGATCCGAGGACCCCGAAACCAATTACAAGCTCCAGGCCACAAGCTCCTATCTTTAGGAAGCTTCAAGCTTCAAGCAGCAAGCCTCAAGCGCCAAGCTCTTCGAGCGCCAAGCGGCAAGCATCAATCCCCGAGTAACAAGCTTCAAGCTTCAAGCCACAAGCAGCAAGCTCCCTGATCCTAGAACCACGGTACATGGATATTGGAGAAGTTTTAGAGGCACAAGGACCAATGGCCTTGGTGAGGATAAATGTATTCTTAGGATGACGTGAATGGTAGGCGATCTGGTGTGGAGAAAACCTAATCGTGTAACCCTTTGTGACTTTTAATTCTATAGTGAAAAAGTGCCCAGAATTATTGTAGACCAATAGATCAGGAGTACCAAGTAAGCTGGAATTCTCCAGTCGAATAAGCGAAAACTTCTTAAAATTTCTTTTGATTTGTTGGTAAAATTTAGCCTCTGGACCCATGAGTTTTTCGGAGTGACATCGTCATTCATTATGGTAGTGGTGAACGTAATTTATCAGGTAAGATTATCTTCTGCTCTCGTTTTGTTTTCATGACTAAACGGTGTGAATGGTGGTTTTTCTTTTCACCAAATATAACTTGATTGTTCTCGTACACTTCCATTTTTTTAATCTCTTCTAAATATCCATTGATTTCTACAAATATAACTGCGTCACTAATTGCATTACCTTGCTTGTTAGTGCTCTTGTCTTTAGCGGTAAATGTAGATAAAAATTCCTGTAAATCTCTTACTCTCATTTGTTTTTTTCTTCAAGTTTTTTTTCTAATTCAACAATTCTATAATTAAGATTAGATATAACCCTAACTTGTTCTGTTAATTTAGAACTTAACTCATTAATTATTTTCTTTGAACCTTGTAATATATTATCTGTTTTAATCCAATCAGCTTCTTTCTGTTTGTATTCCCAGATCTCTTTTTTATGTTCTTCAATAAGATACGTTAAGTCTAGCGCACCTCTGTCTTCAACTGTTTTGTTTTCATCTTTCATATTGACAATATAGGATAGTTACCTTAAAATGTCAAGATGGGAGTTCCAAAAAGATTAACTGAAATGCAAAGAAGATTTGCCGAGTATTTAATATTTGGTGGGCCAGAGGGGCCGCTCAATAAATCAGAAGCAGCAAAACTAGCAGGCTACAGCGAGAAAAGATGTAGACAAGAAGGATCTGAGTTAACTAACCCCAGACTATCTCCATTAGTTGTTAAATACATAGGTGAGTTAAGAGAAGAAAAAATGCTTAAATATGGTGTAACTTATGAAAGTCATGTTTCAGAACTATCAAGAATTAAAGATGCCGCTTTGAGGAAGAATTCTTTTTCCGCTGCTGTAAATGCTGAAACCAATAGAGGCAAGGCAGCAGGACTATACATAGACAGAAAAATAATAAAAACTGGGAAACTAGAAGAAATGACAGAAGAACAGTTAGAAGCAAAGATGAAACAAATCTTAAATGATTACGGTTCTCTTTTAGATATGAAGACTGTTGAAGGTGAGATCGAACCCGAGGTCGAAAAAGTTCAGATTCAAGTAAAGGAAGAAGAGCCGACATTTAATTAATCTTGATCTGTTTTTTCTAACTGATCTTTAAGCATATCAACCATCCAAGCATTATCTCTAAACACACCCATCATTACATTTGTTAACTGATTAACTACAGCTTCTTCAAATTCTGGTTTCTCTAAAGGTGCTTTCTCTTGATTAAGTCCGGCCACCTGTACTGCAGCATGCATTATCTCATGAAATAGTGTGTTAGCAATCTCTTGACCACATAGATCGTGCTGTACTTGTATAATATTTTGTCTGTAATCATACTCTCCAAAACAATCAGTCATTTCCCATTTTTTATAATCAGGTCTGACATATTTAATCCTAACATCTTTGTAACCAATTCTAACACTGTTAGGAAGACCAATTGCTTCAACAGGAATAGGCTTCAGAGGTTTTTTAAAATGTTTACTTTTCTTTCTTTTCATTTCTGTATATGTATCTAAAAAAAATCAGTTTTACCAGAATTTTGTATCGCGCGCGCATAGGCAATCTGTAATATTTTGTAATGTGACATTATAATCTGTCACATGACACTTTTTAAAACCATAATTTGGCAGACCTTAGCGTTGTATACCAACACTTCTAGTCGAAAAGACACAAAAGACACTTTTTCTAGAGTAGTTTTTATTTTATTTTTTATTTCTTTTGCCATACATATACACGGTGGTACATTGGAATTGTTCTAAACTGTTAATTGCCTTAATCTTGCCTTGTTTTAAACTCATTTGCCTTAATTGTAACATTAGCTTTTTCTTTCTCATCATGCATCAGCTCATTGTACATATCTAATCTTTTAAGAAAAGCATGTTTCCACTGTCTTAGTGCAAGTCCTTCAACCTTAAACTCTTGGTAATATAGGTCAGGCGTGCATACCATGATAACTCCTTGCTTGATCTTAGATCCGTAGACATAGTCGTGGGCCATGGCGTATGCTGCAATTTGCATGTAATAATCTTCAATCCATTCTTCCCGTTTCGGACGGTTACTCTGCTTGAAGTCAACAATAGTTTCCATGCCATTGTGCGAGCATACAAGGTCCGTGGACCCTGCATACAGGCCCGGATAGTGCAACGTAACTTCCGACCCGTAATACTCCTCCACTGGCGCAAGGCCAATCTCAATAATTTTGTCGGCCATGGGACGCGCCTCTTGTCCGATGCTTGTAAGATCCACACACCCAGTTCCGAGTACATAGTGCTCGAGGAACTTATGCATGCAAGTCCCCCTGGAACTTGAATGATTCTTAATTCGTTCTGCGTTTTCTTCACCGACTTTAGCCTTCCACTTTTTTATAAAATCTTGATTTTTCGTGGCTCCTAATACAGTAGTCACACTCGGAAGTCTATAATTACTTATCTCATAAACCCTGGTCCCAGATCCTGGGTCCGTGAGCTGTTTACCGGTGATATAGTTGTATTTATTAGATTTCTTGATCATTTAATTTTTTCCTATTATATAATTTTTTAGACGCAACGACTTGTGATTTAAATTTAGGTGTCCTAACTTGCTTGGCCACGGGATTAGAGCCAAAGATTCTATTCCAGTTCTCTTCGTAAGCCTTGTTAGTAGGTCTACTTCTTCCGTCGTACTTTTCTTTTTTTATAGCCATAGCCCTCCTTTTTGTTAGACCACAATTTTTGCCATGACCATGAAGTCAGGGCTGTTGAGTAATGGTTTATTCTCTCTAAAATTAAATATACTATTCTATCTATCATTATTTATCTTTTCCAAACCATATGTTATCTCTAAATTTATCTAACTCAATTACATTGTCATCTAAATCCTGTATCTCCGGTTCATAGTGATCTATCACTTGTTCTATTTTATGTAATTTAACTATAGCATAAGGCCACAGCATTTTACACACACGCAAACAATCTCTAAACGAACAACGCCAACGCCATTGTGGTTTCATACCCTTAGGGACCTTCTTAGGCCTTACAGTACCCACCATTAACGTCTCATGCACAAGTTCTATAACATTTTTATCTGTCATAGAAATCTCCATAACAATACGCCAACAATCATAATTACCAGATTTTTTCTTTTCCTTATATTTTTTGTAAGTTAAAGAACCTTCGCCATCAAAGAGTCCTGCAATATAAGCTGTATCTAAGTGAAAATTATCGTTAATCATAAGTACCTGTTTTTTTCTTTTCCTTCATAGGGAACTCCAGAAACATGTGTTTCCATTAATTCTTTGTTGCATGCTTTTCTTATATCCTCATTACGTAGTTTTCTTCCCTCACAAAAACGTTGTAGATAATCTAATCTTTCGGCTGCATTAAGACAACCTTTTCTTCCATTTTTATATTTAGTTTTAAGAATTTTAATTAATGTATTACAAAAATTATCAACAGCTCTCGTTTGAGATAAGTTATTTATAAGTAATTTTCTTTTTTTATTTGGATCAAAAGTTTTCATATTTTTATTTGACCATAATTTTATTTCACTACTCATTATTTTATTCCTTTCATTAGTTTATAGTAGGTTTATCAATATGTTCATCATCTGCCAAATTATTAGCATCGATATAAGACTCCACAATTTCGGACTCATCCACATAGATTTCTCCTTCCGAGTCACATATATCACATTGTAGTATTACATGCTCTCTGCTTTTCTTATCTTCGTTTAACTTTCCATCTTTTTGTATTTGAAATTGTTTGTAACCATTTCCATTACAATCAGGACAGATTGCCTTGTGTCTACGCTTTTTTAAATTTTCCATTTAATTTCTTCGCCCTTTCATTTGCAATTGATTCAATGGTTTTACTTATCGATAATGTCGCATCCGGTAATAGGATTTTAGACAACTTTATCAATGTCTTGTAAGTATCATGTGTTAATGATACATTTCTATATTTACTTATATCAGTCATTTTAACCTTTCATTTATTTATAATGATTATATAGG